GTTTGGGCTTGTATAAAAGTCATATCAGAAACACTTGCTTCATTGCCATTGATTGTATATAAGCGTGATGGCAAAACCAAAACAAGAGAAGATAAACTTCCAATAGCTGATGTATTACATTATTCAGCGAACCCCTACATGGTAGCTTATAATTTCAAAGAAGCCATGATGATGAGTATATTGCAAGATGGCAATGCTTATGCACATAAACTGAAAAACAAACAGGGCGAAGTTGTCGGACTGCAACCGATTAAGTGGAAAGATGTAACGGTTGAGCTGACTGTAAATAATGAACCAGTTTATAAAATCAAAAAGGGAACAGTTGAAACACAATACACAAGAGAAGATATCTTCCATATTGTAGGATTGTCTGAAAACGGTTATGTCGGAATGTCGCCACTTGAATTTGCAAGTAACGCAATTAAACTTGGACAAGATTTTAATAACTATAATTCTAAATTCTTAAAGCAGGGAGCGCACACATCAGGTGTACTTGAAATGAAAGACCACTTGTCCGACCAAGCGTTTCTGAGATTGAAAAAAGAATTTAATGAACAATACATTGGAATGAAAAACACAGGTAAGCCAATGATCCTAGAAGAAGGCATGGAGTTCAAGCCAATCGGAATGAAGCTATCAGATGCACAGTTCCTTGAATCCCGTAAATTCCAGATAGAAGAAATAGCAAGATATTACAGAGTACCATTGCACATGATACAGTCACTTGACAGGTCAACGAATAACAATATCGAAACACAGAGCCTTGAGTTTGTTAAGTACACCATGCTTCCTTGGATTAAGAGATATGAAGAAGCAGTCACCCAACAACTATTAACAGACAGACAAAGAAAAGATGGATATTTTGTTGAGTTCAAAGTTGATGCAATCTTGAGGGGTGATTATAAATCAAGAACAGAGGGATATAAAAATGGAATCTTATCTGGGTGGATGTCACCAAACGAAGCAAGGAGTCTTGAAAATATGAATCCTGTTGATGGATTGGATATTTATTTCCAGCAATTAAACATGGCGGACATCAACGTTGCCAAGGAGATACAAATGGATAATAATGTAAGTAACGGAGGAAATAACAATGAATAAATTTTGGAGTTTCAAAAACAAGGGTGAAGTTGGAGAACTTTATCTTTACGGTGAAATATCCGATGTGACATGGTGGGGTGATGAAGTAACACCTGCCGCTTTCAAAGAGGAACTTGACGCACTCGGAGAAATTGCATCATTGGATATTTACATCAATTCAGGCGGAGGAGATGTGTTTGCAGGTCAAACTATTAACAACATCCTTAAACGACACAACGCTTACAAGACAGTATACGTTGACGGAATAGCTGCAAGTATAGCATCTGTTATCGCTATGGCAGGAGATAAAATAGTAATGCCTGCTAACTCGATGATGATGATACACAAGGCATGGGCTTTGTGGGCTGGTAATTCAGATGAACTATTGAAAGCTGCTGAAATACTTGAAGGTGTTGATAAAACAATACTGGCAGAATATGTAAATAAGACAGGTAAAGAACCTGATGAGATAATGGAAATGATGAACGCAGAAACATGGATGACAGGAGAAGAAGCGGTTGAAAATGGGTTCGCTGATGAGTTAAGAGAGAGCATGAAGATAGCGGCATCCATTGTTGATAAGACACTGATTGTTAATGATTTAAAGGTCGACATTAGCAATTATAAAAATCTGCCTTTGGAGCAAATAGAAGAGCAACCAAAGCAGACCAACCTAGAAGTATATGAACAAATTATTGATATTCACAGGAGGAGGAATTAATATGGATTTGACAATCAAGAAAAACGAATTGTTGGATAAGCAGGAGGCTCTTCTTACCGTAGCAAAGGGAGAAGATAGAGGACTTAATGTTGATGAACAAACAAAGTTCAACGACTATGATACTGAAATATCCAACATAGAAGCAACCATCGAGATGAACATAAAACTCGATGAGAGAGTAAAGGCAAGAAAAGAAGTTGTCACAGAACCCATCCACGCAGAAGTAATAAGCGACAAACCAAAATGGAAGAACTCAGGGGAGTTTTTGAAATCTGTTGCTAGCGCTTCAAGCGGAGGTACAATCGACAAAAGACTCAGGAACGCAGAAGGTGCAAATGAGGCTGTTGGTTCAGAAGGTGGATTCTTGGTAGGCGACCAATTGTTACCATTATTCTTGGAGAAAATGCACGACTCAGCCGTTGTGGCTGGCAACGCATTTAAAGTTCCTATTGGTCCTAATGCTAATGGCGTTAAGATTAATGGGATAGACGAATCATCAAGGGCTAACGGTTCGAGATGGGGCGGAGTACAGGCTTATTGGGCTTATGAAGCAGGAACGGTCACATCCACCAAACCAGCATTTAAGAAAGAAAGTCTTGACCTAGACAAACTCATGGCAATCTTTTATGCAACAGATGAACTTTTACAGGACAGTGTAGCACTTGGTTCAATCGTTGAAAGAGCTTTCGCAGAAGAGATGGCATTTAAACTTGATGATGCACTTATTAATGGCACAGGCGCAGGACAGCCACAGGGAATCTTGTTATCTGATGCAATGATAGGTGTTGCCAAGGAAACAGACCAAGCCGCTGATTCCATAGTGTTTGAAAACATTGTGAAGATGTGGTCAAGAATGTGGGCTAAATCAAGAAGCAATGCCACATGGTACATAAATCAGGATATAGAACCTCAGTTGTTCGCACTGTCATTGGCAGTAGGCACTGGTGGAGTTCCTGTTTATATGCCAGCAAATGGACTTTCAGGATCACCATATGGCACATTACTCGGCAGACCAGTAGTACCAATCGAGCAATGTCCGACAGTTGGAGATTTGGGAGATATTATCCTAGCCGATATGAGTCAGTATTTACTGATTGAAAAAGGCGGAGTGGATATGCAGGAGAGCGTACACGTTAAGTTTATTTATGACGAAAGCTGTTTCAGATTCGTCTATAGAGTTAATGGTATGCCAATGTGGGATAGTACACTAACACCGTTTAAGGGTTCAAATACCCAATCGCCGTTTGTTGGACTAGCCGCAAGAGCTTAAAGAGAGGTATAAAATATGAAAATTTGTTTACCTGAATATAACAAGATAGTGACTGCATTAGCACCAGTGACCACTAACTCCGCCACAGAAGGCGATTATGTTAGTCTTAGAAATGCTAAAAGGTGCAGCGTTGTAGTTAGTCTTACACAGGCAGCCACACACGCCACCGCAATCACAATCGAACAGGCCACCGTTGTAGCTGGCACAGATTCAAAGGCAATCACCGTTGTTGTTCCTATATGGGCCAATGAAGATGTTGCTACAACTGACACACTCGTTAGGCAGACTGACGCCGTAAGTTACACCGTAGATACAGCCGCTACAAACAAGCTGGTCATATTCCAGATTGACCCGTCAACACTTGACGTTGCAAATGGATTTGACTGCATTAATGTTCAGCTAGCTGCATCAAGCGAAGCCACAAACTTCGTTAGTGCTAACTATTTCCTTGAAGCGAAATATGGAATGGAAACAGGACCGTCAGCAATAGTAGACATTACTACCTAAATTGACTGGGGTGGGTTTCCACCCCTTTAATGGCGGAACTACCGCCTTAATTCTTTGAAAGGAGAAATAGAGTTATGGGAGCAGGAAATACAAACGTAAAATCAAAATGGATTGACGGCAATCTTTGGTTTAAAGACAAATCAGGGAATACATTAATGTATCTTGATGGAGCAAACGGATTGATAGGGTCAGTAGGAATCAACACACCGGGCAAAGTATATTATGTTGAAGCAAATGCAGGAGATGACGACAATGACGGCTTAACCTGGAACACAGCATATAAAACTTTAGTAGTTGCTATGGCAGCAAGTCACGCAAATATTGCAGCAAGTTCAAGTGGGTGGGCCGCAAGAAATAGGATTTACTACAAAGGCGACCCAACAGCCACAGCAGATGCAGAACACTTAACTAAACTTGCACAGAAAACTGACATAATTGGAGTAGGCTCTACCGATTGGAAAGCTAAATCACAACTAATAGGAAATCACGTTATTCC